GAGCACTGGTAGAATTAACTGATTCTGGTAAGATCTCTATTGATCAAATTCCAGCACTAAGACCTTTCCAAGTTTACACAGTTGCTGATCAAGCAGAGAGAACTTCTATCGAAGGAGCACTTGCTGGAGATATTGCGATCCAGCAAGATACATCAACATCATTCATTCTTAACAATGATAACGATAGTCTCTTCTTAGGATTTGCTCCAGATCAAGCATTAGCATTTACTATTGGAGATGTATTTACCGGCAGTGTAACTACTGGTAGTATTCAATCAACAGAATATAGAAAAGGTGTTGTATATACCATAAACGTTTCTGACGGTGGTTCTGGTTATACTACAGCTCCAACGATTACATTTAGTGGGGGTAATCCAGAGGCAGGAGCAGTTGCTGCTGCTGCTACATGTACTATTGCTAACGGTAGTGTTGTTACTGTTACTATCGAATCTTTTGGTGGGGTCACAGGAGGTAAAGGATATACTACACAACCAACAGTAACATTCTCTGCTCCTGCAGGAGCTGGAACACAAGCACAAGGCAATGCTCTACTAGAAAGTAGATTATATGGTTCTATTGTCAACAATATTAAAATTGAAGATACTGATACGTTTGAAGATAGCACAACACCAACTGCCAACACAATTAATATTTCGAGAGTTGTTAATACATCTTCGTTTAATGTTAATAACTGGGTATCTTTATCATCAAATCAAATTGCTGCTTCTGATATTACATCAGGTGTTATTGAAACTGATAGATTGGCATCCGGTGGTGCTGCAAACTCATTCACTTTCTTGCGTGGAGATCAAAATTTCGCATTAGCAGTACAATCACTCAAAGGAGCAGAAAAAAGATATTTTGCTAAGTTAGCAGCACAATGTAGTTCCGGATCATCCCAGATGATCTTCACTACAAACTCTGATGTTCTTATTGGTCATGAAGTAAAAAATACTGTTAGCGGCATTCAAAATAATACTAACATCAATGGTGTTATTACAGCTGCTGGATTGACAACGATTTCACTAAACAACCCAGTAAATGCCACAATTCCTCTTGGTTCAATTATCGAATTTGAAAGAGGAGATTCTCCATTAACATTTGAATCTACTTACACACAAGGTGGATTTATTGATGATGTTATTATTGGCAATCCTGGATCTGGATATACAAATGGTCAGTATTTTGATCTTTCTTTGACTGGAGGATCTGGCACTGGACTCAAAGTTAATGTTGTTGTTTCTGGTAATGAAGTTACCGAAATTACTGTTACTGATGGAGGCGTAGGATATAACTCAGATTTCACTGTAACATCAAGTCCCACTGCTATTGGTTCTGGATCAGCATTAATTTTACAAGCAAAAACTTCCACAGTTAACCGACAGTATGCTAACGTTTCAATTGACACCAAGAGAGTTAGCGACCTTACTATTTCTGCTGACCTGTATGGAACAATTGGTGTTTCTAGATATAAGAAATCACAATTTATTATCGGTCAGGCAGGAAACGGTTCAGTTGAACTTAAGACAGGTGCTGACAGTGGTTTAGATGCCGACTTATTAGATGGAGCACAAGGTTCATTCTACACAAATGCTGGCAATTTAAGTTCCGGCACTCTTCCTACGGATAGACTTGCTGGATCATATAATATTAGTATTTCCAATCAGTCAGGTAGTACAATTAAGTTGATTACTGGTACTAACAACCCATCATCTTCACCCACACCAAATTTCTTCTCAACTGGTATTGTTTCTAACACAATTTTTAACAGTGCTAATGGATTGAATGATGGCGGAACTAGAAACATGACTCTCACCTTCAGACAAGGTGGATCAGGTTTTGATACAGGTTTTGGTGGAGTTAGACAGTTGGCGTTTACAGATAACGACAACATGTGGTTGCGTGGTTCTGGAACAGGAGTAACAGCATTTGGTTCATGGGGTAAAGTTTGGACTTCATTAAACGATGGTTTAGATAGTGGTCTAGATGCTGACAGATTAGATAACAAGCAAGGATCTTGGTATCAAAATGCTTTAAATATTAACTCTGGAACTTTATCAACAGAAAGAATGCCTCTATTCATTGAGGCAACTAGAGTTAGAGACTCTGTTACTGTCAAATCTTTCTTTGGAGATCCTAAGTATAAAATTTACTTCTCTGGTAAAATTTTAGATACTTCGCCATCTGGAGATTTTACTCCTGGTAATCCAATCAATCTATACAACTCAAATGCTCAAGGTGTTGGTAGTTTTACAATTGATAATGTTGCTACTAATGATGATACTGCAGATAACTTTAATGACTATACTATCTTAATTGGTAGACTTACGTCTGGTAATTTTGTTGGAGCAATTACAGCAGGTACAGCATCAAATAGAGTTGTATTTGACGACTTCTCAATTGAAGATGGTAATACTGTTGATATTGGCAAAATTGAGAGTGATGGTGGAACTGCTTTATTAAAACTAGGTAGAGTTGATGGTCAAGCATCTGCACCAGCAATCTATTTTAGATCTTCGCAAGTTGTTCCTAGCAACAATACTGATGACCACAAAACTGTTTCGTTAACTGCTAGTGGAGGAAATGCTACAGCTGATTCTGGATCACTCAATGCCGGAGTTGTAAATGCTGATGGATTTACAATTAATGGTCAGAAAATTTGGAATGAAGGTAATGTAATTTTCAGATCTGTTAATGTAGTATCTTCTGCTGTTATTCGTGATGCTAATGGAGATTTTGCTGCGGGAACTATTACAGCATCTATTACTGGTGCGTCATCACTAAACGTCCTTAAAACGGGCGATACAATGACAGGCACCCTTGCTATTACTGGTGCTGGTTCCAACCTTAGTGTTTCTGGTAATGCTTCCGTAACTGGAACAACCAGTTTAACTAATGACCTTGCTGTTGATACTGACACATTGTTCGTTGATGTATCTACAGATCGTGTTGGTATTAATGCTGGTGTTAATCCATTATCTAATTTGGATGTTAGAGGAGACGATGGACTTTATGTTCGCACATTAACTAATGGTGTTGGTGCTAAGATTAGATTTAATGATCAATCCACTACATTCAATCAAGTTGGCACACTTAGATACAACCATTCTGATAGTGATTCACCAAACTCTGAGTACGGTGAAGGATTCACCATGGAAGGCACAGAGGCAGAACTGTTCTTCCGTGTTGTTGGTGATGTTATCGCATCTAGAAAAATGGGTGTCAACATCAACCGTGAACCAGATTACACTCTGGAAGTTAATGGTGATGCGATGTTCCAAACAGGCGTTACTATCGACACTGATAATGATAACTCTGGTGCTCCTCTAGTCTTCCGTGGATCTTCTTCATATAGAAACTTCAGAGTTGGTAACCAGTTAGTTGGCAATCATCTATTCACAATCCAAGCATCTACCAATAATGGTGGAACAACTTGGAATGGAACTCCAGCAATCACTATTGCTGGTGATACAAATAGAGTTGCTATTAATACAACATCAACTTCTGGTATAGATCCGTCAAATAATCAGACTAGAAATTATAACCTAAATATTCAAGGTGATGTTAATTTCAACGGAACTCTATATCAAAACAACGCAGAATTTGTCACATCCAGATGGACAGAATCTCCTAACGGAAACGATATTTACAGACCATCTAAAGTTGGTATCAACTTTACTTCTGCTGCTAACCCAGGATATGAGTTAGAGGTCAAAGGTTCTATTAACATTGAAGGTTCTTCATTCACCAATAATGTAAATGAATTTACGTTACGTGCTAATGGAGACAAACAGTGGATTGATTCATATGGTGTAATGAAAGCAAACAGAAATACTATTTCTGAAGATGTCACTATTCCAACTAACACAAACTGTGGTAGTTTCGGTCCTCTGGAAATCACAAATGGAACAACAATTACTATTTCAAATGGCGCTGCCTGGAGTATTTTATGAGCACATTACAAGTTAGAAATCTTCAAGGACTATCAAATTTCAATAATGAAGTTGCTTTACCAAATGGGCACACTCTTAAAATTGATGGAAATTTGGAAGTCCCTATATGGAATAATTCTGGACGACCTACGACCCCATCAGTAGGATTTATTGGATACAATACAGAAGATGAAGTTTTAGAATTTTACAACGGAACAGAATGGCAAGGAGCTGGTTCATCTAAATTAGACGGGTCATCTCCAGATAAAGCATCTACATCTGGTCTTCAATTAATATCTGATAATCCTGGAATATCTAGTGGATTATATTGGATCAAATCTGCTTTAATGCCTAATGCATTACAGATGTATGTTGATACCACTCAAGATGGTGGTGGATATGATTTTTATGCCACAAAAGGATCTGGTCCTAATATTTCTTCTGTTACATCTACTCATGCTGGAACAGCACTTGGGTTAGAACTATGGGAAGGAAGATCTAGACAATGCTGGTTAGCAGCAACACAAGCTGTTAACGCTTTAGATTCAGGTAATTTTTCTAGCTATTGGGAAGGTGTTGGACATGTATACAAACCAAATGGTGGTGGTAACTACACTGGTTGTATTATGAGAAGCTCATATTATGGTGGTAATAATTGTGCTGACTGGAGAGTAAAAAGTGGCAACAGGTGGTGGATTAGAGATAGCACTCATTCAGAACCTAATGGTGATTACACCGCAAATGGTTTCCAAAGAATTTACAGTGGTAGTAGACCATCTGTAGGAAGTGTTAGTACTTCTATGGGATTTAATGATGGTGGTGCTTATGCAATTGGTAATTACTACCTCCTTTCAACTAACACAAAAACATGATATAATAAATGTAAATATCTTTATTGTATGAATTTAACTTTTGATTCAAAACACATTAAAGTCTATGATAATGTGTTGACTGATGATCAATTTGATATGTTATTTACTTGGTATAATAATATACCTTTAGTTTATAAAGTAGCAGACGGTGAATGGAACAGACTATGGAGTTTTGATAGTCAAGTTCTTTATGGCAAATCATATTACTTTCCAAAAGGAAAAACTCCACCTTTAAGAGAGGATACTGAAATAATTCCTTTGATAGAAGCAGTAAATTCTGTCATATCAAATGGTAAAGTAACAATGACTCCGTATTGCTATGCTCCTGGATCTGGACTATCTTGGCATAATGATAGTAATTACTCAGAGGCATTTACATTTTATTGCCACAATTATTGGTCACCAGAATGGGGTGGAGAACTTCAAGCAATTGAAGTAAAAGAAAATGTAGATTGTCAAATATTTGATAATCAAAAATTATATGATTCGATTATGAATAATGGAGTAGGTAATTTTTTTCACCCCAAACCAAATAGACTTATTGTAAATTCCAATATTTTACACAAAGTAAATAAAACAACAACAAATAGTAATGCTAGATTAACCTTGCAAGGATTTATTAATTGATATGAAGCACGAAGTAATTGAATTTTTTCCACAGGTTGTGGGAGTATATGAGTATCCAGAAGAAAAACACGATCAAATAAAATTAACTTGTCAAAAAATTAGAGATACAATTAAAAGAGGAGATCCCAATTTTAATCAAAATGCACATTCAGGAGATTTGATTCATTATTATAATGAATCAAATTCTAACATATATGATTACCACCCAGAATTAGACGAACATCGTCAGTGGGTTTTAGAGTGTGCTACTCATTTTTCAACCAAAGTTCAGAACTATGTTTTGGATGATAATGAACTTTTACTCACCGATGCGTGGATGAACTACTGTTTGGAAAGAGCAGAACAACCAGAACACAATCACCACAACTCTCTAATTTCCGGAACCTATTATGTTAATTTAGAAGAATGGGTTCATGCCCCTATTCAATTTATGAAAAGAGATCCTGAGTGTCATCCATATATTTCACATTTAAAAAACTGGGACAGTCCTAATAAATACTCTAGGTATGTCGAAGACATACGACCTAAAGAAAGAGATCTTCTTCTTTGGAAATCTCATCTCATTCATGGTTATAATGGCAATCTTAATATGTGGGCAGATAGAACTTCTATCTCAATGAATTTTATACCCAGGATTGTAGATAACGGCAAATACTCATTTGAAATTAAAGTTAAAAACGATGGATAAATTTCCCAGAAAAAGATCCGAATTTAGAATTTGGATTGATCAACGCAATAAAGAAGTACAAAATTATTTTGCAAACAGAAAACTAAACTATCCAGAAATTGGAGAACAGTTAGATGCTATCTGGCATGATATTGATGATGGTATTTTGCCAGGAAAAGAAGGAAAATTTTATAAACTTTTAGAACAAAATAAAAAAAGATATAAGTCTCCTGATTGGAACGTAGAAGAATTCGTTGCCTATGATTTTTCAAAAGAAACGTTTATAGAAGATTTAGACTAAATACTTTTGAGAGTCTCATAGTATTATCTTCTAATGGCATCAACATTAAGAACTGACAATATTTCAACTTTGTCGGGGACGGGGCAAATTAATATTTTACAAAGTGCTTCTGTTGACGGAAACATAGATTTTACGGGCAGTCTTTTACAAAACGGATTGCCATTTGTCACATTACCAGAACAGTCCATAGAAACTATGGGAGCTTCGTTGTGTTCGGATGGAGTTACTGCTTTTTGGGCGCATCCAAATACATTTAAAGATAATGCTGGTAGTACTGCGATGCCTCCCGGCGATGCAAATACTACTGGCATTAACTTACAAAATCCAACAACTCCAGCATCTGGGTATTTACCATTTGATGGACCAGGAAACTGGTATGACTATCAAGGAAATTCATATTCTCTTACCGTAGGTTCTGAATTTAAATATAGAAGTATTATTACTCATGGATTTCTCGCAGGAGGATATAGAGGAGCAAATCCATGGAGAACAATCAATCAAACATTTCATGCTACTGACGTTACTATTTGCCGTGGAGACCAGCTAGACAGAGCAGCGGCATACGTTGATGGAAATTATGGCGACTATAATGGATACATTTATGGTGGCAATAATACTTGGGGTGGTAACTCAGCACATACATCTTCTATTAATTTACATACTGGAACAGGTAGAACAGCTGGATCATCTCCTGACTATAACACAACTGATAACTATGGAACTTCACCAGATACTGTTGGTGTTGGTTGGGATTTGTATGGTTCTATTAATGACGGAGGAGCAGTTTCTGGTCAAACCACACAAAGAGGTTACGTAACAGGTGGTGGTGATCAAGGAAGTAGTTCTTGGGGAAGATTAAATTTTTCTTCCGAACTTATGTCTAGAGTTCCTGGTGGTTTTACAACTGACTTTGTTTCTTCTACTGATGGAGAACTTAGAGGATATGCTCATGGTGATAACGGCAACACTAGATACATTGAATTTGCTACTGAATCTACTGGTGCATGGAGCACATCAAACAAATCTGGTGATGGATGGAAAAAATCTTTATCGACTAAGTGGAATATTGGTTATCATGGAAATGGTAATAACGTAACTCAAGCGTGGATGAAATTTACTCACAATACTGGTGCTTATATTTCAACCTTTAATCAGATTGACGTTGCTTCTGGAGAAGAGAATATGGAAGCAGGTCAAGATTGGGGATATATGTTGGGTAACTATTCTGGTGGTGGTGGTTCTGGTAACGCTCGTCAGAATAATAGATCTATGAAAATTTTCCATGCTAACGATAGTATGACCATGATGGGATACAAAACAGAACCAAAAGGACACCAGGGACAATCCTCTGGTGCTTGTGTATCAGCAGCATTTACTGTAACATCTACTAGGTATCAGTAAGATGAAAAAATTAAATTTTATTGAACAAAAAGAATTTGAAACGGAATGGGTTTCAAAAGTACCATCCAATATGATTGCGGATGAAGAATTTATTCGTCCACAATATAAACCCCAACACCCACTAGAATTAGAAACTAAAAAATTTATTAAAGATAAGGAAGAAATTCAAAAAGGATCTATTATCATGGGTCTTTGTGAAGAAGATTTACGTTCTATAGAATTATTTCCTCATGAAACTACTTACCACAATTGTTTTAATTTTTATAGTATTTCTGTAGTTAAAATGAATCGTGATGTGTTTGACACATTAAAATCTGGATTAAAAAGATACATTGAATTTTCAGAGCAAGAACTACATGATGGAATAAACTATCAAGGTGAGGTTAGACAGTACTCTAAGGACTACATTTCTTCTATGAATGAGAAAGGAGAAATTATTTTTAATAAGGGTAAGGTTCCCATGAACTCGAAAAAAATACAGAATGCTTTAAAATTTATGAGTAAGATGGCAATCCTTGTAATAGAAAGAGAATTTGAATTAAGATTTAAAAATTTTAAAAATTGCCATGATGTTGAAAGCGAATCTTGGATTTATCAGTTACCAGAAGCAAGAGAGTATAAAAAAAATCCAGAGACTCCCACACCATTCCTAGACATATTATCAATGACTAGAGGAATGCGAAAAGAAATTTTAGTAAGTAAAATTTTAAAAAAACATAGTAAGTATGTTAGAGATTATGCATCTCTCTTAGGAAAATATCATGCTATTAAGTCTCAATTTAAGTTAGTAGACAATATGTGGGACATGAATATACTTTATGAAGATTACCTAAATATAGGTATGCCACTTGTTCAAGCACAAAAACTTGGACGGATGGATAATTTTGGTAATAGATTAAATGGAATTTTAGCATATGGAACCTTTGGATTCTGATATTGAACTGAGAAGTAAATTAACAAATGATGATATTATTTCTGCTGCTGTAAATCTGCAAATGGGGCAAACTCGGTATCAAAATGATACTTTTGTTGTTGGGTCCCAAATTACACCATATAAAAAAGTTCAACAAGCTTTACTCGAATTAGAAGCAAGACAACATGGGTATGAAGAACTTAAATACAAGCATAAATTATGTTCTAACACTAGAAAGCAATTTGAACGTCAATTAAAATATGAAATGCTTGGTGAGCAAGTAGATGAATTGGAAATTGAAAGACTTGAAATTGAATTAGAAAAAGCATTATATGATGAGTCTCTTTTTGAGAAAAAATATTTTACTTACGAAAGAGAAATTTCAGAATTTTGTGAGATAGTTCGTTCTCACATGGACCCAAATAAAAATATTGAATACTACAGAATTACTCAAGAAGAAGAAGATAGAACGTATTGGATCACACGCATGGCAAAACAAGCAGCTGTTGATGTCCACAACTGTGGTAGAATTGGCAGCGGTAATTTAGATTCAATTCTTAATATGCCACCAGAAGATCAATTGATTGCTATAAAAGGTGCGGTAGAACATGCCACACTATTAACAGCAGGGGTGGAAAAAATGGCACAAGAACTATTGCCAGAAGTTAGATCTATCCTAGAGGGTTCTAAAGAAGAATACTCTGTTCCCAAACTTATGTCTAAAGAAAAAGCAGAAGAACCTGCGATATTACCTGAGGTGAAAAATAATGTCCCAAGAGAAAAATTCCGTATTCAGTCTTCCCGTAAACCCAAAACTTGATAAACAATTTACTGATGGAATTTTTATTCCTTGGTTAGTAAAATATAAACCACTTATCAAAGACTTATATTTTACTTGTAGAATGCCTCCATTTGAACAAGACGCTATGGGCGATACTTTTTCTGGAGATTTGTCTCAGTTAATTTTTAATGCAGTTGTAATTTCTAGAGAAACTGGCATACCATTATCTGCAACTTTTAACAATATTTACGTAAGACCAGATCAAGAAAATTTAGATCTGTTTATTCATAATTTTAGACCGCTATATGAAAATTATAATATTCGTATTGCTACTATCCCACATAGTACATGGGTATCTTCTGGTCAAATTCAAGCAGCTTTTCCTGAATTAAAAATTAAAAACACAATTTTAAGAAATGTATCTAAAGCAAATGAAATTGTCAATCTTGCTAAGGCAGGATTTCATTACATTAATCTAGATAGGGATTTAATGAGAGATCGTGATGCTCTTATTAAAATCAAAGAAGCAAAAGATTTTTGTGAAAAAATTGGAAAACCTGTAGAAATATCTATTCTTTCTAATGAAGGTTGTTGGGGTGGATGCTCTGTTATGGATGAGCATTATCATTTTAATAATACTAGATCAGGAAAATCCCCTCAATTTTTTATGGATCCCATAGCAACAAACTCATGCTTAAAATGGGATATTGAAGATCCTTCCTCATCTTTAAAGTCTGCTAATTTACCACCATGGCGTGAAGATTGGGATGAGTTTTTAGATCTTGGTATCGATGTATTTAAGATGCATGGCAGAGAAAACGCTATGCGATTAAAAGAAAGTATGGATATTATTGAAAGGTGGGCAAAGAAATCAGATCTTTTGTTTCCAGAATTTGATGAATACATGATAGATCTCAATGTTAAAGATGCACCTATCAATGCCTGGAGAGAGAAAATTAAAACATGTGGTTTTAACTGTTGGAATTGTAATTACTGTGATTCTGTAGTTGAATCTCACCTCAAGAAAAAAGGAGAAACTTTTGAGATAGAAAAATATACTCAACGTGTTATGGATTCTATTGATGGAGCTTTGTCTTTCAAATCAAATTTTGTTTCAGAAGGATATGAGATTCGTGGATTAAGTTCTGATAGGATTCGACATTTTCTCAATAATTTATGTTCTTATGATGATTCTGTATACTTAGAATTGGGAACATTTATGGGCAGTACATTATTTTCTGCTACTATGAACAATGACATAGAATGTTTTGGTGTAGATAATTTTTCCCAACCAGATTGCAAACCAATGATGGAGCACCTCCATTGGAATGAAGTTGGAAATCCATTTGAAGAATTTGAAAGATATTTCAAAAAATATGAAAATGGAAAAACTACATTTATTGGGTCTAGTATTTTAGAATTAACAGAAGAAGATTTTGATGGAAAGAAACCAAACGTAGTTTTTTATGATGCTGACCATGATTACGTAGAACAATTAAATAATTTAAATCACATTGCTCCTTTCCTCGCAGACAAGTTTATTCTTGTTATAGATGACGCCAACTTTGATGGGGTAATAGAATCTGCAGTTCAATTTATTAAAGACAATAATTATGATCTTTATTTTGAAAGAAAAATTTTAAGTAAAATTGTAGAAAATCCAACTCATTGGTGGAATGGTTTATTTGTAATGGTATTAGAAAAGAAAAATGAAAGTAGTAGATCCTAAGTTGTTTACAATCTCACATCCTTCTCAATGGGATGTTGAGCAAAAACATATTGGCAATCAAAAAAATAGGATTGTTATCGTTAAGAATTTTTTTGAATATGCAGATGATGTAAAAGCATATGCTCAATCAATTGATTATGTGTCAACTATTCAAGGAGAGTATACAAATCTTCCTGGATATATTCATTATATGAGCGCACATAAAAGAGCATTGTATGAACCATTAAAATATATTTGCTCAAATTTTTTTGAAGGTAGTCAAGAAATTATGAAAGTTCCTGACGAATCTAGATTTGGATTTCAAATTTATGATGTCCAGCAGAAATGTAGATATCAAAGTTTATATCCACATACAGATGAAGTTCGGTATGCCGCTGTGTTATCTTTCAACACCGAAGATGACTACGATGGAGAAGATAATGGCACATCTTTTTTCCGAAGTGACGAAACCGGAGAAGAAAGTACTTTGTATGATAAAAATTATCGATCAAAAAGACTTCGTAATACAGTTCAAGCAATGGTTTCTTTTGACCCATCAAAAATAAAACATAAAAATTGGACAAAATATCACGTAGAACCACATGAATATAACAAATTAATTATGTATGAAGGTAACCTTTGGCACACACTTAATTTCACACAAACTAAATGGAACACTAATCGAATGACATTCAATGCTTTTATACGATAAATATAAATTGATGGTATTTTTTTAACTAATGTCGGAATTAAACGTAGGTACAATAAGTGTATCCGGACAAATTATAACTTCATCTGGTTTAAAATTAACCTCGTTTATTAACTCAAATAGACCAGCGGCAGATATAGGTACTCTAATTTACAATAGTGAAGAGGAAGTAGTTCAATTGTGGAGTGGTACTGAATGGATTGATGTAGGAGGATCCTCTAGATTAGATGGATCTACTATTCAAAAAGCTGCTCCATCAGCAACCGCCATTTTACAATTAAATCCATCTTCTTCAAATGGATACTATTGGATAAAACCACTATCTTCTTCCCAACCAAAATATGTTTATTGTGATATGACAACAGATGGTGGTGGATGGATGTTAATGATCAATGCTAGAGCAGGTAATGGTGGACAATATTATAATAATAATGCATATGGGTTAAGCATTATTAATGGAAATAATAATGTTGTTGAGTATAATAAATCCACTACTTCAATGTATTCGCGGACTGATATAACTGAATTTTTTAAAATTTCTGGATTTAAATATGGTAGAATAACACCAATTAGTGGCACAACCATTAATTCTCCATACACTGGTTTGTATCAAAGAATAGGCACTACTGTAGATTCTGAGTGGGGAGGAACTTTATTTGATTGTTCAAACAGAGGATCTTTAACAAGTTCTACGTATAGTTGGTGCTTAGCTCAATATCAAAATTGGTCTGAAGTACAGTCAGGAACAAATTCACAAACAGGAACATATACTGGTGCTAATCACTATTATCCAACAACATATGCTAATAACTACCAAAATTTTTGGAAAGGAAGTGGAGATGGTATTAGATTCAGTAGCACTTTTAGATCTAATGATTATAGCACTATTGGACAAAACACTACGTCTGGATATTTCTGGATAAAAACAACATAATTGGAGAGAAAAATGAAGTGTATTCCGTATATCAATGATTGGATATGGCATGAAAATTTTTTAAAAGAATCATACTATTACAAATTTTTAATAGAAAAAGAATTAGAAAGTGATCCTATAGGAGTAAAAATTTCTAACGTTGGTGGATATCAAACTAAAGACAATTTAAATCAAAAATTAGAATATTCAAAATTGGTTGAATTAATAGAACAACAATCAATTCAAATACATCAAGAATTAGAATTAATACCCAAAGTTAAATTTACAGTTATGAATATGTGGGGAAATATTAATTGGTCTGGGAATTATAATAGTTCTCATCAACATACAAATCCTCCATCCGAAAATAGAATTTCATCTTCCTCAGTAATAAGTGGTGTTTTTTATTTAAAAATGCCAGAAAATTCTGGCAAAATTGGGTTTCAAAAACACAAGGTAGACTATTCAAATTTATCTTTAGAACCATCGACTGTTAAAATTCCAGAAATATTTTTAAAAAATTATAATAATCCTTTATTAAAATCATCCCACGAATTAGATACTACAGAAGGAGATCTTATTATGTTTTTTTCTGATGTGCGGCATTCTGTATCACAATCTCATATTAAAAATGATAGGAGAATTAGTATTAGTTTTAATCTAGGTTTGGAACTATAATAAATATTGATATACACAATTACATGTGATAACCTATGGATCCCGCACAACTTAAAACAAATTTTGAAGAGCAAATTGCTACAACTGAAAAGCAAATTGCTGAACTAGAAGAAAACCTAACCAAGGCACGAGAGTATAAGATTAAACTCCAAGGTGGTCTTGAAACTCTAGGTCTTCTAGAAGAGAAACCTGAAGAAGCAGCAGCACCTGCGGCAGAAACAACAGAAGAATAACTCTCAGATCCCTTCTTCCTAAATAGGTAAGAAGGGATTTTTGTGTGTAATGGCGTCTCCAAATTCAAGAGCTGATCTTATCACATATTGTAAGAGGCAACTTGGTGAGCCTGTATTACAAGTTAACATTGATGACGAGCAAGTAAATAATGTTATTGATGACA